TTCCTTCAGCTTTTCTACGATCATGTTCTTCAACGCTGTTAGGATAACGACAAGCCCAAACAGCCACAAGGGCCATAAAGATAGCAGTTGAGATAATTCCAATTGGTTTAACTCCTCCTGTATACATTAACACAAGACTTAGACTCATCATAAAAAACATTAGATAACGCATCTTCTGTGGGAACACACGTTTCTCGTTCCAATTAGTAAGGAACGGTCCAAAGATCTTATGATTGTAGATCCACTTGTGCATACGTTCGCTGCCCTTGCTAAAACAATAGGCAGAAAATACTACAAAGGGACTATAAGGAATACCGGGAGTAACAACTCCGATATAGGCCATCCCCAATGATAAAAACCCTAATACATTCCAAAAAAACTTTTTCATATTAACCTGCTTTCACATCTCCGCTACCGCTAGCAGCATGACCGCATGTGGCGGTATCGCCTGCTCTGCAAATTGCAATGCCGTTTGCTTTTACCGTTCCCGAAGAACCCGACATAACTGGACTAGAGTGAGGTGATCGTCCGTGTCCAGATACCGCAGCACCTTTAACCGCAACAGGAGATCCGTTTACCTTAACCGTAGGTGCAAGGTTTCCTACAATAGTTCCTCCGGCTGCATCAACTCCTACTCTAGATATCCCTGGCATATTAAACTCCAGCCAATGCAATCCCCGTAGTACTTTGTAGATACTGGTTTGCAAAATCTTTTTCTGTAGGCACAAGAGCCATAATAGTTGCAGAATTAAAAACAATTTCTTTATCTGGGTGTACCGTAAAAATATAAGGCATCATTCCAATACCTTTTTGCGAAACACTCAAGACCATAGGTCTTTTAACCTTATGTCCATTTGGAGTACCTTCAACATATGTTGCTAAAAGCTCTTCACCTGTTGACATTTTAATTGTTACAACTTCACCTTCTGATACACCTTTATCAATTAACATTTTCTAACCTTTTCTTTAATTCTTGGAAACCACCAACTAATTCTTCATCTAAAAAGATTTGAGGAACGGTTCGAGCTGTGGGTACAGCTTCTAACAAGTCTTCCCTTGTATAACCATCTCCAATTTTTCTTTCTTCAAACTGAATTCCTTTTTGTGTTAACAATGCCTTTGCTTGATCACAATAAGGGCAATGATATTTGCTCCATACTACCGCTTTCATTTACACTTCCTTTTTAATTTGTAAAAACTACACTTCCAGATTTATCAGTTACACGCACTAGCAATGCTCCTTGTTTTTTCTTATTCATTGCTGCGGCGATAGCTGATTGCTCTGAACCATAGGTCCCAACTGCTTGCCAATTTTCATATGGCGATCTTTTTTTATAAAAAACTTTATACATGATTATATAGTCGGTAATTCCGAATAGTCAATTGCATCTGACATAACACCAATTACATAACTTGTTGATTCAGTTTCTTGTAACGCACTTTGTTTTTTACTTGTGTCGCTATGTTTATTGAACCAAGGAATTGGTGTTGTTTTTGGTGCAGATGCCCAATATTTAATTCCAATTTCTTTTAATGATACAGAAGCAGTATAATCCACAAAGTCTTTAAGAATGTTTGCGTTCAATCCAATGACAGGGCCTTTCTGAAATAGATAGTCTGCCCATTCTTTTTCTTCTTTAATAACATCCTTATAGATCTGTATTACTTCTTCTTGGCAGTCTTGTGCTGCCTTGGCAAATCGAGGGTCTTCCTTGACCACTTGATTGATTAAGAAAGCAGTCCATCCTTTATGTAGCAATTCATCTTGTAGGATCAAACTGATAATGTTGCCATTACCAATAAAGATTTTATTCTCTACCATTGCTAGACTTGTTGCAAATGATACCATAAAGCGGAATGCTTCTAAGGCATAACTTGCGTGTAGTGCTAGGTAGATAGCATTGATGTGTTCAAATTCATCAACATGGAATCCTGCTTCTTTGTTGCAGTTTAGAACATGCAATTTATCGTAGTAGTTGCCAACACTTGATGCCATGTCTACAATCTCTTTAGTGTCATGGATGGTGTTAAACACTTCCTTAGGCACGTTGTAGATGTTACGGATGATGTGGCTGTAACTACGGCTGTGAATATTAGTTTCAAAGAATGTCCAGTTGTAGACTAGAGCTTCTAGTTCTGGCAGGCTTACAACAGGTGTAAAGATTTGGCTAGGACCACGTCCTTGCAAACTATCTAATGCTGTCTGACGTAACAAGTTAGACGTAAAGATATGTTTAACTGCATCACTTGATTCTTTAAAATCCTGTGCATCTTTGGTTAGACTGATTTCCTCTGGCACCCAAAAGAAGCCACGTGCTGTTTTTTCAAAGTCAGCAATCTTGTTATACTTAACTTCTTCAAATCGTTGAATTGTAACTGGTCCAGCCGGATCCAAAAACATCTTACGATGTAAGTAGTCTGTCTTTGTGTTTAAATTATATTGTTGTTTACTCATTATTATACTCTAAAACTTTCTCCGCAACCGCAACGGTCACGTTCATTTGGATTGACAAAATCAAACCCTTCATTTAATCCATTTTTTACCCAGTCTATAGTTAATCCGTCTAGATATACTAACGACTTTGCATCTACTAATATTACAAAATCATCTGTAGCAAAATTTGTAACGCCAACTTCTGCTTCATACTCGTCTACATATTCTAACACATATGCCAAACCACTGCAACCAGTAGTTTTAACTGCTAGTCGAATTCCCACACCTTTGCCTCTATTCTTAAGCAGGTGTTTGATTTTAGTTTTGGCTGTGTCGGTTACGGTAATCATTTACGGCCGCTTTGATCGCATCTTCTGCAAGTATTGAACAATGAATCTTAACAGGGGGAAGGGCAAGCTCAGTAGCAATCTCGCTATTTTTAATCTGTTGCGCTTCGTCAAGCGTTCTGCCTTTGAGCCACTCAGTAACGAGCGAACTCGACGCAATCGCGCTTCCACAACCATACGTTTTAAATTTGGCATCTTGTATAATTCCTGTGGTTTCGTCTACTTTAATTTGTAGCTTCATTACGTCACCACAAGCAGGTGCACCGACCATGCCTGTACCTACGCTAGGATCAGCTTTATCAAAGCTACCAACGTTACGTGGATTTTCGTAATGATCAATAACCTTGTCTGAGTAAGCCATTTATTTTCTCCCAGTTAATGATTTTCCATTGGTTCTCTAAATATTTTTTCTTGTCTGCTTGGTAGTCTAATGCCCACGCATGTTCCCACCAATCGACTAAAACTAAAATATCTTTTTTTATTTCGTGATTTTTTATTGTTTTAATTTCGCCAGATTTAGTTAAGTATACCCACCCACTGCCTTGAATGCTCATGGCAATTTTAAAAAATTCTTCTTTAAATTTATCAAATGTAGAAAAATGCTCTTCAATGAATTCTAAAGATTTTCCTGTAGGTTTATTTGCAGAATTATATTCTTGATATTGTTGAAACAAAATGTTATGTAGGAAAACTCCAGCTTCGTTAAAGTCAGGATCACCTTCACCGGCATTATATCTTTCAGCATAAGCCTTGGCTAATTTACCATAGTGATATTCGATTGTATTTTTTGATATAGCAGGATTTAGTTCATTAGAATCGTAAGGAAGACTTTCAATTTCTAATTTATGAGCTTTACCTTCTTTGAGTACATTTCGAATAAAACTAAATGTCATAGTTTGCAGGCCTCGCAGTCTTCATCTTCATAATCGGGTTCTATTTCTCTTTCATGAAATCCATTGTAATGAACTTCTGGAGTTTTGTCTTCGTGTTTTGCGCCTTGTTTATTAATCAAACTATAATAGAATGTTTTAATTCCCCACATGTGTGCTTGCATTAAATTTTTAGCAATCAATGTAGTAGGTACCTTGCGGTCTGGGAAATGAGCAGGATTATAAAAAGTATTAGTACTAATGCTTTGATCAACATAAGCAGCCAACACAGCAGCAGTCTTAAGATATCCGGCACAATCAGTTTGCTCCCACATTAATTGATATTTGTTTTTTAACTTATGATAATCTGGTACAACTTGTGTAAATGATCCTGCTTTTGATTCCTTTGTGCTAATCAAACTCATAGGCATTTCAATTCCGTTAGTTGAGTTAATAACAACGCTAGAACTTTCTACAGGAGCAATAGCCATTAGTGTGGCGTTTCGAACACCGTGTTGTTTCATTTCTGCACGTAGAGACTCCCAATCAAGTTCTGGAGTGAAATCAGTTAAATCATTTACACCATTTGCTCTATGTTCCCAAGGAAACTCTCCCTTGCCGTATCGGGTATGTGAGCTATGCTGACAAGCACCTCTTTCTTTAGCAAGTTCTACGGTAGCTTCGGTTAGATAATAGGCTTGATGTTCCATCCATGACTTTACCTCTGCTAGTGCATCTTTCTCACCGTACTTCAATCCACGCTTGGCATGCCAGTAGGCTAGGTTAGTAACACCAATGCCCAATGGCTGAATCTCGTCATTGCTCAGTTTACTTTGTATTGACAAGAAGTCTTGGTAGTCTAAGATATTACATAGACTACGCTGTAATATGCGACATGCTCTACGCATGTCTTCTGGGTTACGGAACGCACCCCAGTTAATGGATCCCAGTGTACATAACGCTATGCGTCCCTCCTCGTCGTCTAATCTCTTAAATGGACGGGTTGGTAATAAGATCTCACAGCACAAGTTACTTTGATAAATGGTATGGTACTCAGGATCAAATGGTCCTTGATTCATAACATTGTCAATAAACACCAAATAGATGCGACCTGTATCTGTACGCTCCTTAAGGATGCCAGCTTTGAATACTTCTTCAGCCGACATTGTTTTCTTTCTTAGGTCTTTACGTTTTTCATACTTAACGTATAGTTCTTCAAATTGAGATGTATTTTTGTAAAATGCTTCGTATAAATCTGGTACTTCATTAGGATCAAAGAAAGTAATGTCTTCTTTATTTTTAAAACGTCTCCAGAAGAAAGCCGATAAGACCACACCATAGTCCATGTGCCTTACCCTAGTCTCCTCAGTTCCTTGATTGTTCTTAAGTACGATGAGATCATCAAACTGATGATGCCAAATAGGATAAAAAACCGTCGCACTAGCATTACGAATACCTCCTTGACTGCATGAACGCAAATCACCAAACCATTTCTTTAAGAATGGTATCATGCCTGTGTGCATGATCTCACCACCGCGGATGGGACTGCCCAATGGACGTAGTCGTCCAATCTCTAAACCAATGCCAGCACGTTTGCTAGCATACTTGGCCATCATTTCTCCCGACGCAAAAATACTATCAAGGTCGTCATCGCTGCGAATAAGAACGCAACTCGAAAATTGCTTAGTAGGAGTCCCCAGGCCAGCCAGAACGGGAGTAGCCAGAGTAAAAAGTCCATCACTTGCCGCATTATAATACTCCTTAATGCATCGCATACGAGCCGTATTAGGCTCTTCTTTGTGGAACACCGTAGCGGCTGCGACCATGTAACGCACTTGGGGTGTTTCGTAAATTTCTTTTGTAGCACGATTACGTACTAGATACTTTTCAATTAATTGCTCAATTGCAGCATAAGAATATTCTTCGTCCTTTGAATGATCGATCATTTCATTCATTTTATCCCAGTCTTCTTTACTATACCATTCAAGAAGTTCTGGAGTGTATAATCCAACTCCTATATTCTTTTTTATGATTTCATAGAGGTGGGGAGGTTGATACGAACCATATACATCTTTACGTAACATGCTAAGTCTTTGCTTGCCTGCTACATATTGATAATTAGTATGTCCTACATCTGGATTTTGTTCTACATCGATTAGATCAACAATAGCACGTAGTGTGATGCCATCAATTTCTTTTGTTGTGATGTTATCGTAAAAATGAAGTTGAGCTTTAATCTCAATCATACTCTGACTAACATCGGCTATACCTGCACAAACTTTCGCTACCTGTGCCTGCCATTTTTCAACTGCTAATGGTTCTTTATTTCCGCTTCTTTTAATTACCGTAATTGTCATTTTTATATTCTCTGTGCAACATTAAGATTTTTATTTATGGTAACTTAGTACCACTCCATATCATGCTGGTTTGGCAGTCAATTTTACTAACATCGTCAACTAACCCGTAGTTAAAGTTTAAAACATGCGTTTTATCAACGATTAAGCAATATTGATTAGTTTGTCTCTGCATAGACATATGTATCTCAAAATGAGTATCCATAAACCGCTTGGATAATTTTAAAGTATACAGCATACCCAAAACAATTGCAAGATCATCGTAGCGATTATCTAAAACTAAATGCCAAGGGTCGGGCCATGAGGAGGGATCAAAGGGATCGTTGTATGGGTTAACAAATGGAGCCTTACTCCAAAGACTAGCCACGTCTTCTAGAGGAGTTTGGCTTGTTTCTATGCTTTCACGAAATTCTTTCCATTTGGTTAACCTTTCAGTACCAAATGTATCAAACACCGTAGGAGATCGAGTATGAGATGTCTCCTGTTGATCCTGTGGCTAGGGGATTCTTATAGGAAACTAAAATTGTTTCGATTCCGCTATCGGCATCGTTATCTTTTAATTCGGCATTAAATTCAAAATTAGTCATAAGTGATCCTCCTGGGTCTGTTACCAATGATGGTGAATATTGATATTCGTCTGTTATAGCAACTACACTTAGGTCTTCGTCAATGGTAACGGTTAATCGACCTGCTCTTGTATGGCTGCTTAATTTTAATGTGTAATCTATGTATGTGAATCTATTGAAAGCACTTAGAGCTATCAAAGGTTTAAAGCTGTCACTCAGATATATGTCGCTATAGTTTCTATCAACAAAGCGAGCTAAACTTGCTCCGCTGGCTTCTGTTGAACCAGCTGTTGTTCCTACAGAAGTAATGTTAGCTTCTTGGTGTCTGTTAGTAGTACAATTGATAATTCTATTGTTTACTGATTCACCAAATGTTATAATATCGTATGCTGGAGTGGCTGCTGAATTTGTTCCGTTGCCGC